AAATGTTCCCCCAAGAAACAACACTGTATACCGAAGTAGATGGTTTCTTATTCACACCAGAGAATAGAAACATACTAGTAACAATCGTAGGATTTTATTTTGGCCAAGCAGTAAAAGGCAAATAAATACTTGTGTGAAAAGGAGTTATATTATGAAAAATGTTTGTTTGTCTTTGATTGCTTTGATGTGTTTTGGTTGTAGTTCAACACAAAAAAGTCCATTCATCTCAATCGATGAGGTGACCAATGAGACACCCGCAGATCAATTGGTGAGAGATGAAGATAGTCTTGGTGCTGGTGATCTTTTTGGATGGCTAAATCTTCAAGGTGAAGATAAAAAAAAACTTCTGAATCGATTCGAGTAAATTCAGAAGAACAAAATAAAAACGAGCAGGTCAGATATAATTGGCCTGCTATTTTTTTGTATGCTGGTCTTTGCATAGTTTGTGTCTATACAGTCATTCGTGAATTCATAGAGCCAATGTATAAGCGCCGATCTATGTATAACCAAATCCAAGAAAAAACCAAAAAATGAGAATTTTGTTTTTCAACTCCAAAACCATAATAAAAACCATAATAAAATAGATTTGACAAGACTCGTCTGATTGCTATACTTCTCTCATGTCTATCTTCACTGACAAAAACTATATCAATCGTCTATCACCTAACTTGCAATTGTTCTCTTGGAAAAAAGAAGATCTAGCAAACTGTAGGTGTCCTGTCTGTGGTGACTCTAGCAAGAACAAAAGAAAAGCAAGAGGGTACTTCTATCGAAAAGCAAACAACATGTACTACAAGTGTCACAACTGCGATTTCGGTTGTTCGCTTGGCAATATGATCAAACGTCTTTCGCCTTCTCTGCACAAAGAGTATCGTCTTGAAAACTACAGAGCAGGTGAAGTGAACAAGCCAAATGTTTCGAAGCCAGAGTTCAAGTTTGAGCCTGTAAAACTTAGAAAGAAGATAGGAGTTCCGATACAGGACTCTAACCTTTCTGTTTCGTTTCTTCAAGCAAGAAGAATCCCAGAGAATCTATACTCAAAGTTTCGTTTTTCTGAGTGCTTTATTGATGATGTAAAGAAAATCAATACTGACATTTCTGTTGGCTCAGAAAGTCGTGTTTTGATTCCTGTCTATGATGAAAAGAAAGATTTGATTGGTGTTCAAGGCAGAGCGATGAATGGTGAAAAGCCAAAGTACATCACAATCAAAGCAGACGGGTATCAAGATCAACTAATCTATGGCCTAGATTCTGTAAACTATCAGAAGACGTTCTGTTTCTTTGAATGTCCGATTGACTCTATGTTCATACCCAATTCTGTCGCCGTTCTAGGAGCGAATCTGAAGGGGGTAGTAGAAAGATTTAGTGACTGTGTGTTCTGCTTTGACAACGAACCAAGAAACAGACAAATCGTGAGCAAGATGCAAGAAGCGATTGATCTTGACGAAAAAGTTTGTATCTGGCCAGAAAGTCTTAGAATAAAAGATATCAACGACATGATAGTGTCTGGAATGACTGTAGAAATGATTCAACACATTATCGAGTCGAACACATTCAGCGGTAATGCTGCGAGATTGAAATTTGTAAAATGGAGAAAAGTATGAGTATTTCTGTATTAGATAAAGGTCACGTTGACTATGTTGATCACATGGGAAGTGACTTGATGGTTGTCAATGCAGCCAGAGTTTCTTTTAGCAACGAAAGTGAATGGGGGCTTGACTTTGATGCAATTGAGCGTCTAAAGAGTTGCCCATACGACAAAGATGATGTTCGAAAACTAAAAGAAAAAGATGAGAAATTGATTCGCTATTTGGCAAAACACCAACACTGGACTCCATTTGCTCACCCACAGATTACGTTGAGAATCAAGGCTCCCGTTTCAATTCGAACACAACTTTTTAAACACAAAGTTGGCTTCACAGAAAATGAAATCAGCAGACGATATGTTTCGTATGAACCTGAGTTTTACCACCCTGAGTGGAGAAGTAAACCAACAGATGGTGCGAAACAAGGTAGTGATGATTTTGTGACTGAGGAAGCCAAAACAAATTTATATGATGCTATTTACAGAGAGTCATGTGAAAAGGCTCTTCATGTTTATAACACACTGATCGAAAAGGGCATTGCTCCTGAGCAGGCAAGATTTGTTTTGCCACAGGGCATGTATACAGAATGGTACTGGACAGGATCACTTGCTGCGTATGCTCGTGTTGTTCGTCAAAGAGATGATTCTCATGCACAATGGGAAGTTCGTGAGTACGCAAAAGCAATATCAGAGTCGATAAAAAATATTTTTCCAGTATCATGGAAATACCTTACTGCCAAAAATAAATAAAAACACTCTCATGTAAAAACAAGGAAAAACAAGGAAAAAAAATGAACCTACCAACACCGTACCAAGACTTTATTCATCTTTCTCGTTACTCAAGATGGCTCGAAGATGAGCAGCGAAGAGAGAGTTGGGACGAAACTGTAAATCGACTCATTGAATTTTTTGAGAATCACATTTCAGACAACCATGAGAGTTTTAATTTTAAGAAGCACCGTGAAGTAATTCGCAAGTCTATTCTCAATCTTGAGGTGATGCCTTCGATGCGTGCTTTGATGACTGCTGGTCCTGCACTTCTTCGTGATTCGGTTGCAGGTTACAACTGCTCATATCTTCATATTAACAAACCAAAATGTTTTGATGAGATGATGTACATTCTCATGTGTGGCACAGGAGTTGGATTTAGTGTTGAAAGAAACTTTGTCGAAAAATTACCAACAATTTCAGAAGACTTTACAGAAAGCGAAACTACAATTGTTGTTGCGGATTCTAAAATTGGCTGGGCAAAAGCCTATCGAGAACTCATTTCGCTACTCATTGGAGGTCAGGTGCCAAAGTGGGACTTGTCAAAGATTCGTCCTGCAGGGGCAAGACTTCGAACCTTTGGTGGACGAGCGTCGGGTCCTAAACCTTTGGATGAACTTTTCCACTTTACCGTTGAAATCTTCAAAAAAGCAGCAGGTCGCAAACTCACTTCCATTGAATGCCACGACATATGCTGTAAAATTGCTGAGATCGTAGTTGTTGGTGGTGTTCGTCGTTCTGCTTTGATTTCTCTGTCTGATCTCACTGATGACCGAATGCGTCATGCAAAGAGTGGTAGTTGGTGGAACACAGAGCCGCAACGAGCATTAGCAAACAACTCTGCTTGCTACAAATCAAAACCAGAAATCGGTACGTTCATGGACGAATGGAACTCTTTGTATCGTTCGAAGAGTGGTGAGCGTGGTATCTTTAATCGTGAAGCAGCAAAGAATCAGGTTGAAAGTATCGGAGAAGATCGACGAGATCCAAACTATGATTTTGGAACAAACCCATGTTCTGAAATTATTCTTCGTGACAAAGAGTTTTGTAATCTTTCAGAAGTTGTTGTTCGTGCTGATGACACACTTGAAACTTTGAAAGAAAAGGTTCGTGTTGCAACCATTCTCGGAACACTTCAATCAACACTTACGAACTTTAGATATCTTTCAAGTGATTGGAAAAACAATTGCGAAGAAGAAAGACTTCTTGGTGTGTCTCTCACAGGTATTATGGATTGCTCAATTCTAAATGGTGAGAATGCTGATCTTCGTGATGTTCTAACTGAACTCCGAGAAGTTGCAGTCAGTACAAATAAAAAGATTGCAAAAGAACTAGGCATTCCTGCTTCTGCTTCGATCACATGCGTCAAGCCCTCTGGTACAGTCTCGCAACTTGTCGATGCTGCTTCGGGTATTCACGCACGACATAGCAAGCATTACATTCGAACTGTTCGTGCAGACAATAAAGATCCATTGTGTGACTTTATGAAGCAAAAAGGATTTAAGAACGAGCCTTGTGCTATGAAGGGCGACAAGGTTACTGTTTTCTCATTCCCCATTGAATCACCAGACAATGCAACTGTTCGTGAAGATCAAAATGCGATTGAGCAACTTGAACTGTGGCTAATCTATCAGAGATACTGGTGTGAACACAAGCCATCTATCACTGTCTCTGTTCGTGAGCATGAGTGGATGGATGTTGGCGCCTGGGTCTACAAGCACTTTGATGAAATTTCTGGCATCTCATTCTTGCCATACAGCGAACATACTTACGCACAAGCACCATACCAAGAGTGTTCAAAAGAAGAGTATGAAGCGTTGTTGGCTGAGACACCAAAAGATATTGATTGGTCGGAACTACAAGACTTTGAGAAAGAAGACAACACCGCTGGCAGTCAAACGTATGCTTGCTCCGGCGACTCTTGTGAAGTTGTAGATTTGACTTGACATTGAAGTTTTACTCGGTATAGTTGATATTGATGAGAAAAGTTTGTCGCACATGCAAGCGAAAAAGAAACGTAGACAAGTTTGCGTTTGCTGGCGTTCCTAGTGAAAAAAAGTATCGTCGCACTCAATGTAAAGACTGCGACAATGCACTTCGCAAGGAAAGAATTATGAAGACGAAGCAACAGTATATCGAATACAAAAAATCATGTACATGCTCTCGTTGTGGCTACAGCGACTATAGAGCCTTGCAGTTTCACCATCTCCGCGACAAGAAACACAATGTTTCGGATATGGTGAACTCAGGCTTTTCTTTTGGTGCAATTATGGAAGAAATCAACAAGTGTGAAGTAGTTTGTGCAAACTGCCACCAGATTGAACATTTGATGGAGAGTAAAGAACAATGAGAAAGTATGGTATCTGGATTGAAAGTCTTCAAACTTGGGTAAAAGAAACCTATGTGAGAAACGAGAGAACAAAAAAATATCAACCAGTCTACAGTTTGTTTGCCACTCTCGATGAAGCCAACGCTGCTGCTGACGAGATTGATTGGGAGCCAGTCAATCTCAAAAGAAAGTCTTGGAAGAAAATGAATCGCTATGTCGGCAAAAAATTTACAGGCGATGATTGTGGTTCACCAATTCAGAAGTACACCAAGAAACGAAGACAAAGAATCGAAGAGAGTACCAATCTTGAAAATCTTGAACCAGGATTTTCTCAGAAAAACTTCGATGAGAATATGAAAAGGAGCGCCAAATGATTCTGCTCGATTACAACCAAATTGCAATTGCTTCTGTGATGGCACAAACTCGTGGTGACAAACCACAAGAAGATTTGATTCGTCACATGGTTCTAAACAGTATTCGCAACTTGAGAAATAAATTCAAGAACGATTATGGTGAATTGGTCATCTGTTGCGACACAGGAAACTATTGGAGAAAAGATCAATTTCCTCACTACAAAGCATCCAGAAAAGTGAAGCAAAAGAAATCTGACTTTGATTGGAATCTTTTGTTCTCAATTCTGACTAAGGTTCGTGAAGAACTGCAACTTTTCTTTCCATACAAAGTCTTGTATGTGGATCGCTGTGAAGCAGATGATGTGATTGCAACTCTGTGTAAAAAGTATCACCAATCAGAAAAAATCGTGATCATCTCTTCTGACAAAGATTTTCAACAACTGCAAAGGTACAAGAATGTAAGACAATGGAATCCAATCAAGAATTCTTTTGTGAAATGTTCAGACCCAGAAAAGTTTCTGCAAGATCTAATTATTCGTGGAGACACATCTGACGGTGTGCCAAACGCACTATCTGAAGATGACTGTTTGGTTGATCCTGAAAAAAGACAGAAGCCTCTGACTAAGAAAATGTTGGCGTATTTTCACGATCACTTCTTGAATGAGAAGACGCCACCTGAATATGAAGAAACGCTAAAGAGAAATCAATTACTTGTAGATTTCGGATCTATACCAGACGAGTTTACTATAAATATACTTGAAGAGTATGAAAAAGAGCCACAAGGAAATCGCTCACGACTCTTCAATTACTTTATTGCAAAAAGGCTAAAGGTTCTCATGGAGAACATACAGGAGTTTTAATCAATGTACAAAATGACAATTCCAGAGATTCTAAACGAACTTGGAAATATCAAAACCTATGGTGAAAGAGTCAGTTTCTTGCGAAACAATTCTACTCAACCTCTCAAAGATGTTCTTCGATATATCTTTGATGACAATGTTGTTTTTCCTCTAGATGATCTTCCGCCATACAAAAAGAATGATCAACCAGATGATCTGGCAGACAATACCCTTTTTCAAGAGGCCAAGAGACTCTATATTTTTGCACAGCCAAAGATAGATCAAATGGGGATGGTTCGAACAGAACAGAACTTGATTCCACTTCTTGAAAGTGTTTGTGCTTCTGAAGCCGAGTTAATCGGTGAAATCATCACAAACAAGGTGAAGAAAAAGAATCTTACCAAGAAATTAGTCACGGAGTCTTTTCCAGATTTAATCCCATGAAAAAGAGTAAGAGTAAAGACCGTTTAGATGATTCTCGTCATCGCAAAACAAAAGTCTTTAAGCAGAAGAACGTAAAGTCTCGTAGACAGACATTTAGAAACATCTCGAAAGATGTTCAGAAAAATGCTGATGATGCCTACAACTACGATGTCGAAACGTTTGAAAAATTCAATAATTGATCTGTTCGAATAGTTCTCGACACACAAAGTAAGAGTCTGCTATATCAGATAATGGACTTATCGCCTGTTTTGTATTGAAAATTTGTTTGAGATTCAAACCGGTATCAAGTCGAAACTGTCGAACGATCTCTTCCTTGTTTGCGTTTCCTTTTCCTGACCATTTCTTCTTTATTTCAGTTGGCGTAAAAACTGAAACAGGAATAGGAATTTGATAAAGTTTGTATTTTAGAATGCCCGTATTTTCAGCGATGTTAAAAACTCTGCCCTTGGCAGCAAACGCATACCCTTCGATAGCAACTTGTTCGCACTTTGCGACCTTACCGATTGCCCAATCAGCAATTGAGTCATATCGTTGTATGTCTGTTTCCCATTCAAAGTATTTGTCGCCGAAGATGTTGGTCTCAAACTTTTCGCTGTATTTGTTTTTGTCTATCAGATAATGGAATCTACATGCCTTTGGATCAAACTTTCTTTTGTTACCACTGTAAATGCAGATGCATGGACAGGTCATTGAGTAATCAATGCCAGCGATACAAATTTTCTGATTTTTCTGATTAGACACTTGACAAACCTTTTTTCTATGCT